CAGTACTGACTAAACCAGCCAAGTTCGCAGTACTGACTAAATTAGCCAAGTTTGCAGTACTGACTAAATTAGCCAAGTTCGCAGTACTGACTAAATTAGCCAAGTTCGCAGTACTGACTAAATTAGCCAGATTTGCTGTACTCACTAAATTAGCCATATTCGCAGTACTCACTAAACCAGCCAGATTTGCAGTACTTACTAAATTAGCAAGATTGGCCGTTGAGACTAATCCCCCAGGAATCACAGCACTCCCTGTTGCAGACGATAGATATCCAAGCGTTCCAAGACCAATCACAGTGGACGTTAGTTGACTTGTAAAATACGAAGTACTCACTAAACTAGCCAAGTTCGCAGTACTAACAAATCCTGCTAAACTCGGTGCTGCGGCTCCATTAATTGTTACGACACCTGTTCCACCAGGAGGAGAAATAGTTATATTTGTACCTCCTATAAGTTGTGATACAGCACCTCCACCGCCCCCACCACCTGAAAGAAAAGCATTATTTAATAAAAGATTACCAGAACTTACAATTAATTGATTTGCAAATCCAGTGTATCCAAACCCGACCGTTGTATCAATTAACATAACACTTGAAGTAAATATGTTTCCTGTACTGATTGAAAGACTTTGTAGTGATCTAGGAATCGTTGAAAGAAATCCTGCTGTTCCGAGACCAATTACAGTAGAACCGAGTTGAGTTGCTAGATATGAAGTGCTCACTAAACCTCCAGGAATCGTCGCAACAGAAGTTGAAATATATCCAGCTGTTCCAAGACCAATTACAGTAGATGCCAATTGACTTGTAAAATAAGATGTGCTGACTAAGTCACCAAGATTTGCAGAACTCACCAAACCACCCAAGTTCGCACTACTTACTAAACGACTCAGATTTGCAGTGCTCACTAATCCTCCAGGAATCGCAGCAACCCCTATCGCTGATGAGATATACCCAGCCGTACCGAGGCCAATCACAGTACTCGTTAAATTAGCAGTGGTTACAGATCCTCCACCACCCGTTGCACTGATACTAACAACACCAATACCGTTAGTAGGACTCAATGAAATTCCGCTTCCTGCAAGAAGTTGACTTACACCACCTATCTCTGCAATCGATGTTGAAATCGTGCTCGGAAGTGATAAAAGAGCAGTACTCAATTGTGAAATCCCAGGGATGGAATACGGATTTACATAGGCGGCCTCTCCATGTGAAGTTGTGCCTAAAATATTTCCTGACGGAATCGGGGCATTTGTCCCTGGTGAAACAGCAAATATACGACGCAGAGTAATAATATCTGTGTCGTATGTTTTTCTCGATGACATCTCCTCCTATTTACAGAGTTTTTATTCATACTAAGGAGTAATTCCACCACCTGCACTTGTTGCAAGATAATAGTAGACAGGTATTATAATTGTTCCATATGTACTATTATAATATTTTGCTAACCATATACAAGTATAGCGATTGCTTGTAACTGAAATAGATAATTGTTTTATACTTGTTCCAGTTGTAACTGCAAAATAACTTGAAGTTTGACTAATAGGGATATTAATTGTAACAGTATTTACAGTTGATGTATCATTATTTATTTTTAAAATATTAACTATAGAATAATTTGTAGTTGTAATTGTAGGAGGCAGTTCATAATTTATTGTTGCATTTGAAGAATTATTAGAAAAATTTAGATTTTGTGACAAAAGCGCTCCTGATGTAGAGGAGGTATTATTAGTAATATTATCACCTAATCCAAATATATAATAGCCTAATATATAGTATTGGCTGTTTGCATATGTAAGTATAATTGATGCTATTGAATTCACAGGTATAGTTAATGTAATTGCAAGTCTTTCTGACCCCCCTGATGTAACATTATCAACGGACTTTCCAAGTGGAAAATATATATAAAAAGTTGCACTCGATATCTCATTATTTACAATACTAATATACTTTATAAACGAATAGTTCATAGGTGCAATAATAACATTTAATATATTTGCAGTAGAATGAAATAATATTTGTGTAGGTCTAGATTCTGTAAGAGATGAACCACTTACCGTACTCAGTGCAGGAGTTAGCAGGGAGGATACATATAAATTTATAATAGACCAGTTTGATCCATCTGATACAATGCTTATTGAATAATTTTGACCTTGTAAGCGAATAGTTGATGAGGCTCCATCAATCATACTATCATAAGGCGGATTACCTGCTATAAGTGCATCTGTACTTGTAAATCCATTTAAATAAGGGGAAATTCGTAATAGATTTGGAGAATTATATCCAGTAATTTTAAATCGATAGATATAACCGGGTTTTGAACTAACAGGTGGTAATAAGATAGATTTATTTGATGCACTAATATTTACAGTTGTAAGTTGATTTCCATTTGTTTGTAGAGATATATTATTTGAATTAAGACCAACTTTATAATAATATGTAGATGTCGACGAATAAATTGGAGTTGCACTATTATATATAAGTTGATACACTTGTTTGTAGCCTTGTGTAAAGATTTTATTATATAATGCAGTATTGTCGATTTGACGAATTGTTGCAATTGCGTTTCCACCCGTTCCAGAAGTTGAAAATACTGTTACACTTTCACCATTAATAGTACATAATATTCCAGATGAAAAACTAAAACCGCTTTCTGTATATGTAAATGAAATTGTAATACTAAAATCATCAGTACTATATGATACGGCTGGTGCATCTACAAATGCTGTAAAACTGAAGGTGCCGCCACCGCCACCACCGCCACCACCGCCAGGCATTCACTTCTACTTATAAGACCTGAAATGAAACAGCAAGATTCGCGTACTGGTCAAAAATAATCGGTACACTATTTACAAAAAGTGAAGAGAAGTTTAGAACACCTGAACGATTAAATATACTGCTGACAAGAATTGCGTTTTCCAAATAACTCGTACTCACTAATCCTCCAGGAAGAGTGCCGCCGCCACCACCCGTAATTGCTGCACCATTCAGTTGTAATGTACCGCCATTGACAGCAAGTAATTGTTTTGTATTCAATGATGTATCGATAAAACTGATCGATGATGTGAATACAGTTCCTGTACTCAGCGATCTACTATTTAATGAACTTAAATAGCCACTTGTTCCAAGGCCAATCACTGTTGAAGTAAGTTGATTACCCAAATACGATGTACTTACAAGACTCGCCAGATTTGCAGTACTTACAAGACTCATTAGATTTGCCGTACTGACTAAACCGGTTGCATTAATTGACCCACCTCCTCCAACTGTACTGATATAACCGGCCGTTCCAAGGCCTGCAACAGTGCTTGCCAAGAAACTCGTATCGACATTCACAGTCACATCACCCTGTGTTCCACCTCCTGAACCACTTGGACCCATGATAATATTAGAACCAGCATTTACAGATGTAACAAGTGAAGCAGCAGCACCTGAAACAGCAACTCCATTCAAAAACAGATTCCCATTGTATGAATAGAGATTTTTTTCTACTTTACTGTATGTATCAATAAGTGTAAAACTGGAGGTCGTCACACTGGTGGTACTTACAATAATCGATGTTAGATTCGATGTAACAAGAGTACTTGCATTTAATCCAATAAACACTGCATTTGCATTGTAATCAGAAGTGAGACTAATTTGACCTGTCCCTGCAAGTGTTAGAATAGAGGAGTAATTATTTGCACTCAGCAAAGTATATCCAGATAGAGAGGATATCTGCACAGTGGGTGTAGAGAGGTTCGGAAACACCTTCAAACTCTGAAATGAATTGAGTGTTGTACTAATTGGAATACCATTTGCCGTAAACGTCAGTGTATTTGTGACTGGATTTGCTTGGAGACTAATTCCACCTGCTCCTGCAAAGGTCAGATTAGGTGTTGTGACATTATTTGAAAAACCATAGAGGGTATTTCCACCTGCTGTAGTAATCTGATTAAAGCCCTTCGAATAGATATACATTTGATTTGTAGCAGCGCCTTGAACAAAACCAATACCACCACCTTGACTGAGCGTAAATGTATTATAGGGTGAAGTCGCCGTAAAGGTTCCAGCATCAGTTGCAATTTGGTTAAAACTCGGATTGTAGCCGAGTGTACTAGGAATCGCCCAATAGGTTCCACCAGCACCATCGGCTGTTAGCACAGTCATAGCAGGTACTGCTGTATTTGTCGATGTCCTTGCATACACTTTGCGAAGAGTTATTTCATCCGTATCATATGACTTCTTATTCATTCCCTACTCTAAGGCATATTTTGAACTGAAATAAAAACGGAGTTCGTTGAACCAAAGAAAACAGTTGCATTTGAATTTAAGAATCCCTGTGTTGTTGTAAGTGTTACAGCATTCGGAAGATAATGTCCTAGCACAAGTGGCGCATTTCGATAGAAATTCTGTACAACAGAACCAGGGATACTCATTTTAATCTTTGGAGCAAAGTAATTACTTATATTTCCATAGAGTCCACCAGCAATTCCGCTATTATAATTTGTAGGGAAGAACATAGTTTGAAACATTTGACTACTCAGATAGTTAGCATTACCCGTCACACCACTTTGAACAAAACTAGACATATAAATCGGTACAGGGGTTTGAGGAAGTGCAAGTGGACTAAACATGAAGTTGCCAAGAACTTCAATATTTACAATTGCATTTGATGTTATTAATGTAGAGAAACTATCTAATTGTAGATTTGCAGTTGTAAAAGAGATTGCCTGTGTACCTACCGTCCATTGAGGAGCGATTGTTCCATTTGACCCCCTGTAGGTGATAGTCGATTGAAGAAAGGAACTTAGATACACAATACTTGCTAAACTACTTACAGTTAATGAATTACCAGTACCTTGAAGATACAGCGTATTAGCATTCACAACAAAAAAACTCTGTTTTAATGCAGTAACTGAACTCTGTAATTGTGAGGAGGAGATATATCCAGCCGTTCCAAGTCCATTCAGAGTACTTGTTAGTGGTGAGTCAATTAAACCAGTACTATTAACTGTAACAGTAACTGCACCTGTACCAACGGGTGGATTCAATATAATACCTGTGCCTGCAACAAGTTGTGTAACACCCCCTCCTCCTCCTGAACCTGTATAGCCTCCATTAAAGAGGAGTTGTCCAGAACTAACATTAAGTAGACTAAATGTACCTGCATTAGGCGGTGTTGTTGTTGAATCCATAAATCGAATAGAAGATACTTGTAGAATTCCTGTACTGAAGTCGCGCGCTTGGAAACTTGAAAGATATCCAAGTGTGCCGAGCCCCCTTAAACTACTTGTTATCTGTGAATCAAAGTAGGGTGTACTTATAAAATCACGCAAGTTGGCTGTACTCACGAGATCAATTAAGTTTGGAGTACTCACATGGTCTGCTAGATTCGCTGTACTCACTAGATTTGCTAAGTTGGCTGTACTGATAAACTTAATTAAATTAGGCGAACTTACAAGACCCTCTAGATTCGGTGTACTTACAAGTCCAGCCAAATTTGCACTGCTCACTAAGTCAATAAGATTTGCACTACTTACCAGTCCAACCAGATTCGCACTACTTACAATTCCATTCAGATTTGCACTACTAATCAATCCCACCAAATTTGCAGTACTTACAACACCAGTAAAAACCACTGTTGAAAGATAGCCAGTTGTACCAAGTCCAATGACTGTTGATGTCAGATTTCCTGTAGTTACATCTCCTGTAATGGACGCTCCATTCACTTTAAAGACACCATTTGTCACAGCAACAAGTTGTTTTATACCTGTTACTGTATCCATGAAGTTAATGCTTGATAGAGTAATCATACCTGTACTTAGCGAGCGGCTGTTCAAACTACTGAGATAGCCAGGGGTTGTACCTAAGTTTACAATGGTATTTCCGATGCTTGTACTCAGTGTTGAAATGTTTCCATTAATATAATAAAAAGTACCAACTGAAAGAGTTGAATAGAAATTTGCAGTTCCATTCACGGTGAAACTACTAATGGATCCATTGCCTTGAGAATTAATTATATCGTCAATATATCCAAGAAGATTTGTTGTTGTACTGTAAAGATTACCTGAGGAAATATATGAAATATTGTTATAAATTAAATTAGAGAAACTATTATACTGTGCAGTACTGACATAACCTGCTGTACCAAGCCCCGCTACAGTACTATAAAGACTTGTAGTACTTACATAGCCTGTTGTACCAAGGGCGGCAATTGTTGCATTCAGTGTAGCAGAACTCACATAGCCGGCTGTACCAAGTCCTGTTACAGTACTATAAAGACTTAATGTGCTAACATAGCCAAATGTACCAAGGCCTTGTAGACTACTTGCAAGTTGAACAATGTTAAGACCTGATCCAGTCACAGGAGCACCGTCAACAAACAATCCACCATTTGTGATTGTAATATTGTGGCGATAAGGATTATTAGTAAGTGTCGTATCAAACATGCTAATGTTTGAAATGCTTACGGTACTCATATAAGATGCCAAACCTTTCCATTGAACACCACCAATTCCATCTGCTGTCATGAGCCAGTTTGTGCTGATTGGAATATTTGTGTTAGGATCAAGTGCAAAAAGTGACCGGAGGACCGTCAAATCCATGTCATATCCTTTTCTTGAATTCATGCGAGGATCCATCGCGCTACTACCTTCTACTAAGAATCACTCCATCATTCAGAAGCGCCGCGAGATGACTGGCAACGGTGGTCTATTACAACTCGTCGCAGTTGGAAAACAAGACGTTTTCTTGACGGGAAACCCTCAGATAACATGGTTTAAGTTTGTTTATCGTCGTCATACGAATTTTGCCATTGAATCTGTTGAAATGTATTCAGACAATGAACCTGATTTTGGAAAAAAAATCAGTTGGCTCGTTCCTCGGAGTGGAGATTTACTCGGTCCTTGTATTTTAGAGATTACACTTCCCCCACTCTATCTCTCCACTACGGGTGAAACTGTTGCTTATGTAAATTCTATAGGTCATGCACTTATCCAAGAGATTACACTGACCATTGGTGAGCAGGAGATTGATCGCCAAACTGGAGAATGGATGGAGATTTGGTCAAATCTCACCACAACTGAATCACAGAAGTTCGGTTTTTATGATATGATTGGCAAAGTGGATGGATTCTCTCAACCTACACTGATTGGACCCCTCAAACTCTATGTACCGCTTCAATTTTGGTTCTGTAAGAATCCCGGCCTCTATCTTCCACTCCTTGCTCTACAATATCATCCTGTCCGGATTAATATTACGTTTAGACCACTACAGCAGTGCTTCTGGACACCAAATGTTATTCAAGACTGTGTTGATATAACTGTAAAGCCCGCCCATATAACGGATTGCACACTGTGGGGTGATTTTGTCTATCTGGATGTGGATGAGCGTCGACGATTTGTCAGTACAGCACACGAATATCTCATTGAGCAAATTCAGTATACATCGCAAATTGCAATTCCTCCGAGTTCACAGTCGATTCCTGTGCCGATTGAATTTAATCATCCGATTCGTGAGTTTATCTGGGTGCTCCAGCGACAACTCGTAATTAATAATAAGGAGTGGTTCAACTTCAGTAGTCTAAGTGTCAATGAAACAGGAGTCCGTACAGATATTCTCGCCAATGCAGTTTTACAACTCGACGGATTTGACCGCTTCCAAGTTCGCGATGCAACTTATTTCCGTCTAGTTCAACCGTGGCAACGCCATACAACCATTCCATCAGATGATTTTATCTACTGTTATAGTCTTGCACTCCGTCCTGAAGAACTTCAGCCGAGTGGTTCAATGAATGCTAGTCGTATTGACAGTATTGTACTGCAAATAATGACGAATCAAGCGACGATTCCTGCCCTCGGAAACTGCACAGTTCGTGTCTATGCAAAGAACCACAATGTTCTGCGCGTAGTGGATGGATTCGGTGGTGTACTCTTTACAATTTAAGGTGTCCATAAAATTGAAACTACTATCTGTTATCATTGGATGATATCAGATAATGGAGCATGATTCAATTACACAGCAACGTGTACGACGTATTGGGCGTAAACTTATTCAAGACTACGCATTTGAGCGGTGGTGGATTCCAAGAGCCAGTGAATCGTTTGAAAAAGACTTTGAATGGACTGAACCTGACACCTTGTATGATGAA